AGATGACGCAATAACCACCATCTATGATTTTGGTGCCATCGCAAATGCGGATCTAAAGCGTCACTTTTTAGAATTGGCCAATGTCTGGTGGTGGGAAAGTAATCGCAGTATTCCTATCAACATATTCCTCAAAGGCGATTGGGACGTATTTAGGCCATATCTTAAAACTTTTACCAACAAAGACCTACAAGTATTACACGGACCTATTTGTAGTTTGAGCGAGATGGCTCGCAAAAAGTCTAAAAGAAAATCAATTACACTTGTTCGACGGGTTGATTAAGTAAATTCATATGCAGTGCCACCAGTGCTGCATAGCCAATGGCGTGTGCGTGTTTGAACACAAATCCACGACTGTCATCACCATTCCACACTGACTCAAACACTTCAGCCCAAGGACGATTTTGCAAATGCGCTTTGCCCGGACGAATAATACTGATAAATGCTGCCATTCTTGGGATCGAATCTGGTTTCATAACTTTTAATAACTCTGTATAATTACCCACATGAACTAATTGTTTTGTCCACTCAGTATCTGTCCATAATCGTTCCCACGGTGGTTCTGTTGCTAACATTGCTTGATAATGTTCCGGACCGGTTACCAGTTGATATACTGACATGTTTAACAAGTCAATTTTAAAGTAACCCAACTGTTCAGCTTGTTCGTAATCGATTGCTGCACACGCATTCACAGGATCATAAGGAATGTCTGTAACATACACACCAGAATTATGGCGTCGCACCTGTCCTTGGTGCAGTTGACGTGCAGGAATAGCCTGGATCAACTGCAATAGCTGATTTCTATCTGCCAGGTCGATATCAATATCTGCGCTCATAATATTATTGTAACACTATTTAAAATCTTGGTCAAGCCAAGGAAAGGTAGTTTGCCAATTGGTTTTACGACGCAAATCCAATTGGCCAAGATATGTTTTTAACTCATTGACTTTTGCTATATCCATTGGTTTCTTATTAATCAACTTGGCCATTGATTGTAATCCTTCATACACTCCATTGTCTATTGTTGTTTTTTTATCTAATAACGATAGAGCTAGATTTAGATCCTCATCAAAAAATCCAGTACCAAATCTTTTTGGGTCATCGTGCTGACCAGTAAGATTAAAACTAAAAATTATTGGTTCTGCATCTGCTGGACGTAATCGATTCCATTCATTTATCTTTAGGATCAGAGCTGGCAACTTTTTAATAGTCAATGCCGACAGTGCTGAATTAACAGATAGTGTTGCCCAGGGTTTGTCCAACAATGATCGGAAATTTTGTTCCCAAGTGGCTAGATCCAACCCATATCTAACATACTCCATTTCGGGTCCCCATCCATCAAGACTTCCAGTTATTTGAAATTTCCAAATTTTATTTTGGTTAACCAATTGTTCAAATCGTTCAACATATTTTTGAAATCTTTTAGGTGGTATGTTAAGATTTGTAATTATGCTTATTACCAAGTCAGGATTTGGATGCAAGTCCCAAAAATTAATACAGTCGTCTAGTTCACTTACTAAAAATGGTTCACCGCCTAGTATCTGAAATCTCCTTAACATCTTATATCTGTTATCTGTCTCAAGGTATGTCCAAAGTTCAGCAACCATTTTATCATAATGTGGATTGTTATGAGAATAGTGCATAGAAAATTTATTTGTTTCGCTAGCTATATTTTCAAACAAATTACCATACTTTCTATTTTCATCTTCCCATAAACTGCTAAAGTGCGGGCCACAATACACGCAGGCCATGTTGCAAGTGTTTTTAAACCATACTTCCAACATTGTTGGTGTAACATTCACTGCTTGATTGTTTTCAAACAGCTCGGGTGCTGTTAATCCGGGATCTTGTTGTTGATCCAGTTGAAACAATCGATCACTAAGTCCGCCTACATCCTCGACACGTTTACAGTATTCACACCCATGCCCGGGCCACTCGCCTTTTAACATCAATTCACGTGCAGCTAATTTTTCTGGCACATTATGAAATTGATCAAAGTTGTCAGGATCTATAATATTTTTTTCAGTACGGTGACATGAATTTGTAGTGCCACTTTGAAAATATATTGTGCTGAAACCCCATTTCAGCAAACATGCTGGATCATTTTTTATGGGAAATATTCTTTTTTTTGTCATTACCATCCTGCCTTTGTTAAAATGTCTCGTGCATACTCTTGGTCTGCTGGGTAATCTTGGAATTTTTTCATCCAAAAATCTGCATCAATGTATGTCCATACCATTGCTAGTTGTGTGGCATCTAATTCTGCTAGAAACTTCTGCCCCGATTCACTATTGTAGATGATCCACGGACTAACACGGCCCGCAGTCACAGCATACACCATAGCATTGGTGTTGCCATAACGTAGGCAATCCTCTGCTGGGTGGCCTGACTTTTCAGCCCAGTCTATACCAAACTCCATAGCACGAGCCAAGGCAGCGTTTATATTTTCCACACGCAGATAGTCAGTTAGATATTCTGTATACACAGTGTCTTTACACCAATGATCAATCTTCTTGTTTTGTTTCAGCACCCATTCTACAAAACGTGCCGGATTAACAGCACGAATGTCTACACAATAGCGACCAAACTTTACAAAAGCACGGTAGTAAGGGCTATCACAAAAGTCATCATACGTCTTGAGCTTGGCACTGCCTTGTGTAAGTTCATAAAATTTAAGGTAAGCATTGAACCCAAGACGTACACCTGCTTCATCTCGTTCCATACGTCGACGTCGCGGTTCACACGAATGCACCGCAAGACTAGACTCCTTCATAAAGTCTTTCCGACAATACTGACAGGTATACTTCATTTCTTTGCGTCTTGTCCTAAGGCTTTTAAATACGCATCAATATCTTTTTTAGTATTAATCTGTGCCATCAAATCTAATTCGTCGTCTTTGAGATGTGGATATAGTTCTGCCAATTGTTTACGAACACTACCAGCACCGGGTTCCTTTTTCTTAGGAGCAATCCATTGATGTCTCTGTGTGCCCAGTCCGGGGCTTACAGTAGTGGCACACAACCATTGTAATTTTGGGTGCCGGTTTATATTGAAAAACTGTTTGTTAAGTCTTTCATTGGTTGAGATCAAGTAAAACTCCTGCAGATCTCTGCTGCCTTGCACACTTGAACCATATCGGATCATCAAGAAGTTACTGAACTTTTTGCGTTCTTCAGGTGTCAGATCGTCGTAAAACTTTCGATCCTTACGATCAAACACAGCCATCTCATTGTTGATACTGAGCTTATCCATTACCACGCCAAGTTATAGTTCACCACTTCACAATTGCGACTGATGTCTTTGACAAAATACACACACTCGGGCTCAGCACCATCGCTGATTGGTACGCATAACATCTGACCATTCTTTAACTTAGGAGCATACCAACTTACTTCTTGATAGATGTCAATAATTTCAATGTCCGGAAAGCTGGGTCTAAAACTACTCAATGGATTAAATTGAAATGCCTTGAACCCACGATCGTTTATGCTGGTCAACGGTAACACTTCAAGGTCGCCAACATCGGGTTCGCCTATTAGAATCTGCCAGTCTACTGGCATACGAATTCTGTATTGACCTATTCGTAACACCAGGGCAGGTGCTGTAAAACTTTCCAAGAAGATTAATGGAATATAGTGATAGTCCGGATCCTTGGGATCACTATTGTCAAAGATAGCAAAACGCATATCATCTACTTCTTCCGGAAGGTGATCTAAATCAAATGGTTCATTGTCAAGTGTTAGTATTCTCATACGTGTATTATAACATATTTTTCTTGTGTTGCAACCTTTATTTGCCGTAACGCTTTAATGCACTATCACGCATTTTTTGTAGAGTTTCTTCACTGTGTTTTTTTCCGGTCATACCAGCTTTGTGTCCTTTTTTACCGTTACTAACTTTTTGACGAAATTCTTCGGTTCGTATTCTGCCCGTTAATGTTTCAGAACGTTTTTTATTTGATTCTGCTGAATGTTTTTGAACGCCCGTTTTATCTTTATTCCACGGAGTTCGGCCTTTTGCTTTTTCAGACATTTTTTTGCGAGACTCGTCACTATGTTTTTTGCCTGTTCTAGCGAACGAAATATTTTCTCTTATTTTTTGATATTCCCAAGACGTAAAATTTCGTTGCTGATTTTTATTCACTTGTGCAAACTTACCGACGGCCCAACACATAGCTTGTTTGACTTTGCCGGTTGTCATTTTAGTCAACAATAAATGGCAAACAAAATGTTCTCGTGCTGTAAGAGATACTATGTTTTCTCTATGATCAGAGCCGCCAATACATCTTGGAATAATATGATGTTTCTCCACATAGCTAGTCGTAGGATTTGCGTTGCGAATAATATTAAAATACCACTTGGTGTATTTGTTTTCTAAAAAGACTACTTTTTCCATTCCAACTTCTCCTGTGTGAAGTTGTATTTAGCTTCTTTGTAGAATTGTTTACGTTTGGTCAAATGGCGTTTGGCAAATTTGCAAGTGCTGGTCACGTCCCAGATCTGGACGTGGTCCTTGTCTTCCGCTTTTCTAATGCCTCGCCCAATTGATTGTATAACGCGGACAAAGCTCTTTCCGGGCTCCACAAGAACCAGATTAAAAATCCTAGGCAAATTAATACCCACAGCGGCCACACCGTAAGTCGCCACAATAATCTTGCCAGTGCTGGTGGCAACTTCGTCATACTCATCTTGTCTATCCTTTGCTTTGGTTGCGCCGCTAACAAAAACGGCCAAGTCGCCTAGTAACTCCACCAGGGCATGACCTCCGGCTACACGGTCTACTAGAACCAATGTGTTGCCAGTAGCGTTGACCTGTGCAATCAAATGGGCAATTGTTTTGAGTCTATCAGGTTCTTCTAATAGAAACTTCAATTCACTTTGATAGTTGGCGAACTCAGCATGATCAACCAACTGCACAATGTTCACATGGCACTGTGCCAGCACACCTTGGCTTTGCAGTTCGCTAGCAGTGAGTTTACCAATTACCGGACCAAGACTACACTTGAGAGCTTGCGATTCAAATGGTTCTTTGGGTATGGTTCCTGTGAGTCCCCAACGTATAGGCACACGACTCATTACTCCAGTCAGCAAACTCTTTAATGCGTCGGCTTTGGCCATATGCACTTCGTCAACAATAATGCATACTACATCTTCCAAGAACTCTTGTATAGTAACATCACCTACTGAGTTCTTAGTGTTCTTTAACAACACATTCAGACTTTGCCAAGTGCAAATAGTGTGCTGTCGTCCCCATTCCTTGCGGTCGCCAAAGTAAACACCCACATCCTGTTGCATGTTGATGTAGTCTTTTTCTGTTTGTGTCACTAGACTCTTGTTGGGCACAATCACAACTGTGCGACCATATGGCGCCACTGCATTTGATAGTGCAGCTGTGATAACAGTTTTGCCTGCGCCTGTTGCAATCTCTTGTATACATTGTGGATCAGCCAAAAAGTTGTTAATGATCTCAACTTGATAGTCGCGCAGCACCATTGGTTTGCCTTCTAGCGGATGACCTTTGCCCCACGCAATGTGACTGAATGATTGTTCAGTTACTGATTCAAATTTGAATGTAGTAGAGTAGTCGCGCTGATCATCTAATTCAATATCGTAGTTAAACTTTTCTAGAATAGGAATGATCTCTGGCAACAGGTTCACATAAGTGCTGCCACCCAGTTGAAAGTAACTGACCTTGCCATCCCATCGTCCTAGTCTAACCGCTGGCAAGTAACGGGCACCAGGAACATCATATTTAAAAGCCGTAACCAGGGCACGACGAGCATCAAGCTCGAGTCCTTCTATTTTGATATTGACTTCATCACGGATTATAATTTTGGCTGTTCTCATTAGTATTATTATACAGCTTTTTATATGAGTTTACAACCTCGTTTTGAAATTTTTGGCTATTGCTAGATTGATGAACAATGATATGCCACCGTTCTTGATTGCTATTGTTAAACACAGTATGGTTATTAGAAATGTCTAACCAAAGTGCCTTTCCTGGACTGAAAGGAACTGTGCCTTTCTTTTCCATAACAAAATTGCACCCAATAGGTTGTGTTAGGGCAATATTGATGGCAGTTAGTCCTGGACAGTCACTGTCTCGATGAATGGTTATATAGCCTCCAGGTTCTAATAACATAACTCTGATTCGTCGATAATCGCTGCCTGGCCACTGTGTTTTAAAATATTCAACTGTAGCGGGCATTAATGATTCTGCTTCAGGAGTCCAGATATGTGGACGATCATCATTGTAGTGACTGTCTTCTTTGATGGCATCGTAGGACTTGCCATGAATACAAAAACTTTTCCAGCCCCGGTGTTCACTATATTCTTCTCTGTGAGTTGACATTAAAGATTTGATATTTTTAATTTCTTCTAAAATAATATCAATCGATGATGTATTTGAAATATCATTTAATAAATTTGATAAGTTTGTTAATAATATAATTCCAGATGAATGAATAACTTTTTTAACTTCTTTAACTTCTTTTCTATTTAATAACTCATCTTCTCCATGTGCAAATCTACATTGTGTTCCATAAACACAATATTTATTTTGTAAAAATTGATTACATAAGATAGTTTTATATTTACTTCCTGGA